CATTTCCCGCTGATCCTATAGTAACATAATCCATAACATCAGAATTACTAGGTGTTATTCCTCCGCAATAAACTGCTCTTATGTTATTACTTCCACCATTTTTCTTTGGCATTTTATTTATAATAGCTAATTGTTTAGGAGAGGGTGCATACGACTTACCTTTTTGATCGTCATAAAAACCTCTTTCCCAATTATTTAACTGATCGTAGTCTACATTCTCTAGTGCTTCACTCATTGTACTCATTAATAACCCCACACTTCTTTTCGTACATTTGTTACTTGAGGATCATAGGACCAAATCCAATTATCTAAATTTGGAACTATCTTCTTTTTCATATCTTCTTTATCCTCGCATGAAGATAGAAAACCATGTAACGCAACAATCATGTCCTCAAACATTTTTTGGTAAGACGGATCATTGGATATGGTAAACCATTTTGTTTTGTTAGTGCCTTTACTAACTACAGAATATAAAACTCTATTCTCTACATTTGAAACCTTTGCGTAAAACATTTGTTGTAAATTAATTGAATGAGATAGACTTGTAGGCATTTTGCCAGAGGATTTTAGATCAACTTTAAAATAATGATCTTCTGATTGATCTGGTGGTAATTGAGGAGATACTAAACCAAAGTCAGTATATCCAATCACAGGAACTCCTAATATATCATGTTCTAATCTTTCTTGAAAATCATATAATTGATATTGTCTTAATTCTTTCCAGAAACCTTTTATGTAAAGAGGGAGATTATCCCTCTCTACTTTTCTTTTTGGATCTTCTTGTAAATTTTTTTCTTCCACAGCTTGATCGTACTGCTGTTCAGCTATGTATAAGGCATCTCTCATATCCTTTCCCTCAAAAAGAAGTTTAACACCAAACTCGGCCCATGTTCCTCTTTCCATTGAACAAGAAGCTCCTTTGTAGCCATGAATGTAAGAAATATAAAATCCTGGTAGATCGTTTATGAACTTACTTAATCTTGAAAAAGACAATGGAAGAAGATCAAACTTTTTGAATGGTGCTAAATCTAGCATGGCAGACCTTTATGATCCCCAACGTCATAAAAACTTATCTTTGAGTAATTAAGGAAGAAATAAGATCTGCAACAAAAATAAGTATAATCTGCCATAAAAAAGATTATTATAGAAATAATTTACAAAATCAAGAAAAAATTGCAAATATATATAATTGAAAAATATAATTAATTATTATAATGAAATAAAAATGTTGCAAAATTATGAAAAAATTGTAGTTCTTCTAGTAGAATACTATGAATATTATAAGAAAATTTGTATTGAAAATCAAATTTCATGGCCAAATATGGACAAAGACATTTGGGAGAGTGTTTTAATAGAGTATGGTAATTTTGACAGATCAGAAATTAAAAGTATGCCCAACTTGTTTAAGGCCAAACAATACAGAATACAATTTAACCTTAACAGAGCAGAAATTATTGACCTACATCAACGAATACAAAACAAAAAATCAAAAGAGTCCATCATGGATGGAAATCAGGGATCATTTGAACCAAAGGTCAACATCCAATATTCACAGAGTAATAAATAAATTAAAAGATCATGGTTTTTTAGATTACATTATTGGTAAAAAAAGATCTTTAACAGTTTTAAGGTTTAAATAATGCAAGGCTACATCAAAATTGATCGTAGTATCTTATATCATCCGGCATTATATAAGAGAGGGCAAGTATTTTGTGAAAAAGGAGCTTTTCTTTGGCTTTTATTAGAAGCAAGTTTTGTTGATCGTAAGTACAGAATTAAAGATAAAGAAATATATTTGAAAAGAGGGCAATTATGCTGTTCTTTATCATATATGGCTGAGGCTTGGGGATGGGATAAGTCTAAAGTTCAACGATTTTTAGATAAATTAAAGCAATTTGATACTATAACAACCGATACGCTGTCTGATACGCCAATAGATACGCCAAATGTCCTTACAATCTGCCATTATGACAAGTATCAAGATACGCCAAACGATACGCCAACCGATAACAAACATAATAAAAGAAATAATAAAGATAATAAATATATATTGGATATGTTTGATGAGTTCTGGAGTAAGGTAAAAAGAAAAGTATCTAAAGGAAAATCTGAAAAAGCATTTAAAAAATTAGCTAGGGAATGGATAGAAAGACCTAGTGAATTAGCAGATTTATACAATCAGCATTGTGCAAGTAGGGATGATATACAATTTAGTCAACATCCGTCAACCTGGCTAAATGCTAAAGGTTTTGAAGATACCATTGAAACAAGTGAACCAGTATCAATCTCACAGCATAAAAATTATAAAAATTATGTGTTTTTCGTACAAAAAGGCATCAGAACTACTGCAATTTCAGATGATATGGTCCGAAAAATGTATGAAGAAGAGCTAATTACTGAAGAAGAGTATAAAAATTGGTAAAAAAAAATAAAAAAAAGAAAAAAAATTATGTTTCTACTGATGTTAAAGATCTTGGAAGTCAAAAATTAGTACAAATTGATGATAAACTATACCGGATGCCAGATATGGTTCAAATGGTTATGGGCCTTAAACATCTTTATTGCAAAATCAATTCAGTTTTACAAAATTATTACTTTAGAGGTCAATTAGATAACAAAGATAGTAAAAGAAATTTACTAAGATACCTTGCAGGAGAAAAATTAGAGTACCTTGCAACCTACTCTGGCAAAACGAAAAGCCAAACTATGAATTGGGATAAGCTAACAGGCATCCCTCTTGGCCAAGAATTGTTTAACATACAAAAATTTGATGCTGAAATGCACTTTACTGATGCTATGAAAAGCACAAAAACATATCAATCTATCATTTGGGATGTAATAATTGATAATAAACCATGCGGAAGAGGTCCAAAAATGGATAAATTTAGAGAAGGTTTAGATATGTTGATAGAACATTTTGATATTAAATAATTTTATGTTATAAAGACTAATGCCAAGTGGTTAGTTCTCGCTTTCAGCTTGGCATATTTTCTCATTTTTTCTGATTGTGAAACTTACTCGTTATTGTTAAGACATCTGTAAGATCTATAAGTAGGTCTAAAGAAAGGTTAAAATGACTCCAGAGCAAAAACTCTGGGTTCATGTTTTAACTCGCAATTTAACAGATTCTCTCGGTTATACTTATCCCAATGTATCGGTGGCAACATGGATGTTAATTGAAAGAGCAAAATTTTGGATAGGTGGTAAAGACTTTAATTATATTTGTGAATTAATAGACTTGAACCCAGAAGAAGTAATTTACAGATATGAAGAAATTAAAAAAACCCATAAAACATTATCTCAAGACCAAACATACAGAACTATCTTCAGAGCAATTAGTATCATCCTTTGAAAATATTATGGTTCAATATTTTTTGTTATACGATAATGAAAACCAACCAACAGTTTTAATGAATTTTAAAGGGATGGGATGGGAAGAGCAAGACGCAAAAAATTTTATTGATACTTTTAAACTATCTGGTTTTTTTAATAATGTAGATTTAGAAAATGAAACAATCCATTGAAAAGAAAAAAGCCGGTAGGCCGGTAAAATATTCATCTACAATATTAAATGAATTATTTGAACTCTTAGCTGAAGGCAAAACAATAAGAGAATGTGTTAAAGAATTAAATGTTACTTGGCCAACATTAAGAAAATTAATTAATCAATCCGGTAACTATGAAAAATATTTACAAAGTAAAAACGATAGTGTTTTACTTAGTTTAGACTCTCTTGATGTATTATTAGAAGAAGCTAGAAGTGATCCTAAGTTAAATATGACTAAAGTCAAATTATTAGAAATCATTCAAAAAAATGTTCACTTCAAAGCCTCAAAATTAGCACCTAAGATATTTGGTACTGAAAAGCAAGTTATGAGTGTATCGGACTCTAAAGGGAATGAATTTAAAGTAGAATGGCAAAAGTAGGCCTATAAAGACCTACTAATATATTAATATTCTTTAGTTAATCTAAATTTAACTTCTAATTCATCTTGATAGCCAAGATCTTTAGAATGATATTGAATTTCTGTAACTAGATCAAACAAATCATACAAAGAAACTTTTTTTGTTGTTTGTCTTGTTTCAATAGGTTTTTTTAATTCAATATGTTTATCTTGTTTTTTATTGTATCTAGTTCTTTCAATATTAACTACTGTAAATTCACAATCGCCAAAATTATAAAAAGGTGTCATTATTTACTCGCTTTCTTTTACTTCTAAATGATGAATACATTTACCAAATTTATCAAATAAATATTCATTTGCTTCACAATGTTCTATAATATCAATATCTTCCATATCTGAATAATATTCATATTTAGTAGTAATATTGCCTTGTTCATCTTCTGCTTCATAGTCTAAGGGATGTTGATCTAACCAATGAACAACCTCATATTTAGCATCAGTATTTAATTCGCTATATTCATAAGCATTGACTTTTATTTGTTTCATTATTTACTCGCTTTCATTTCCTCAAATTGTTGAGGGGTTAATACTCTTTTAGAACCATCTAAAAGAATAAAGATAAAATACGAATAGACCTTATTATGTTTAACAAGGTCTACTCTCTTAATAGATTTAAAACTACCAATCATTGTCCTGCCATAGTTTTACAAATTTTGAATTTAATTTTTTACAATGTTTTACAGCTTTTAAATGTGCTTGTTCGTAAGTTTTGGCTTTAAATACTTTAAATATGCCATAAGAATTATGTATAATTCCCATTTGTGGCTTAGTTGGTATATGCCTCAATATATAAGTATTCATATATTTAACCATTGAACAGTTAAAAAGATAAACACATTAACAATGAATATTATTAAAAAGGTTTCATTGTTCATGGCTAAATCTTAACAATATCTTGATTGATGTATTCATTAACGATGTGTTCGCCTACAATATAAGTATACATGTTAACAACCTTTTCCGGATCACTAAAGTCTGTTGATACTTGTCCGAAATGATCTTGCTCATATTGTTTAATTATATCTATTACGTTAAAGACTTGATCGCCTAACCATTGTTTAGCTTGATAAGTACCGATAATATAATAATCTTCATTAAAGGCCATGTGATGCAAATCATCAATATAATCTGTTTCATTTTCTTTTAGATATTCAAGATTATCTCTTAAAAAATCTTCAAAATGAGATTTAATTTCATCGTATTTATAATAATTCATTTTTGCCTCGCTTTCATAAATTGACAATATACAAAGAAATTGACAAATCAAGAATAAAATAGAAAAAAATATAAAATAATTGCAAAAAGAAGAAAAAAAGTATTGACTATATAATACGTATATATAAGGTCATTTTATAATTAAATGAAAGTGAGAAAATAAAATGAACTTAATAATTGAAATTAAAAACGTATATGGAAATGAATTAGTTTATCCAGTATGTGAAAAGGCCCAAAAATTAGTTAATTTGACCGGCCAAAAGACATTTAGCAAATTTGCTATAAGCACTCTTAAAAGCTTAGGCTATACATTCACTCAGAAAGAAAAGGCTTTATAATGGATAATGTTGTAAAACTAATAGTTGATACTTCAACAGTTAAAGGAATGAACAAGGGCGAAACTGAAAAAATTAAGCTAGAAAATAATGGCTATAATTGTATTGGCGTTGTTCCTTTGGGCCTTGATAAATGGGCCTTAACTTTTGAAAAGGGTGCAAAATGAATTTTTTGGCAGGATTAATTATTTTTCTTTTATTTATACAAACATTGATAATAATTTACTAATTTAACATAAAAACTAATGAAAAGGGCCTAATTATAGGCCTTTTTTTATGTCCGGCCAAAACTAGCCAAATAATAACAAAATAAACTGAAATATTAACTAAATAGGATGAAACTATATGAATATACTAAACAAGATTAAGAATAAATTAATAGATCTTATGTTATCTCTTTATAAAGTTATTAAGTCTTTAGTCTTAGCTTTATGGGATTTTATTAAGGATTTATGGGTAATTATTACTAAATGGATTGATTAAGATCTTATATTAAATATTTGATTATTGATTGATTATATAAAATATACAAAATTATTATAACAACGCCCTAAAGATCTTTATTTTATAAATAAATTACTATTTTTTATTATTTTTATATAAATTATTATATAAATTATTGATTTACTTACTTTTTTTATTACTTACGATAAGTTTTATTATTGTAACACATATATTTTTATAATTTTATATTATTAATAACCCCCATCGTTATAATAATTATAATTATACATCCCATTATAACTGGGGTACAACTCTCTAAAGGCTTTTATGAAAAAGAAAAAAATAAAACTAGATGGATTTGCTATGTTGGTAAGACAACTTAATAGCAGAACAGAATTAAACGATAAAAAGGGTAAGGGCGTAGTTAAAGGTAAAGATGTAGCTCGGATGGTAGATTATCTTAAGGAAGAGAAAAAAGATGTTACATGAACAAAATAGTAATTCCTTACAAGCCTAGAAAACTACAACAAGAAGTACATGAAAACCTTAAAAGATTTAATGTCCTGGTATGCCATAGGCGATTTGGGAAAACTGTATTAACTGTAAACGAGTTAATAAAGAAGTGTCTACAATGCACACTCCCTAGACCTAGATATTATTATATTGCTCCTACATATTCTATGGCAAAAAGAATAGCGTGGGATTATCTTAAATATTACACATCTGTTTTACCGAATATGGACTATCATGAAACAGAGCTTAGAGCAGAGTTACCTAATGGTGGTAGAATACAGCTATTAGGTTGTGAGAGGCCTCAAACACTAAAAGGACTTTACATAGACGGAGTTATTTTAGATGAGGTAGCTCAGATTCCTCCCAAGATGTGGACCGAAGTAATCAGACCGGCATTATCGGATAGAGAAGGTTGGATGATTGCTATCGGTACACCACAAGGACACAATGCTTTCTTTGATCTATACAATCATGGAAAACAAGATCCTAAGTGGTTCACAAAGCTATTTAAAGCAAGTGAAACCAAAGTAGTTAAAGAAGAGGAATTAGAAGAAGCAAAAAAAATGATGCCTCCAGAGATTTATGAGGCAGAATATGAATGTTCTTTTGAAAGTAATGCTATCGGCTCAATTTATGCACTAGGCATAAATAAAGCAGATGAGGATGAACGCATAACAAAAGTTCCTTATGATCCTACAGTAAAGGTTAATACATTCTGGGATCTAGGTATGCACGATAAAACTTCTATATGGTTTTGTCAGCAAAAGGGATCAGCTATTCACTTGATAGATTATTTTGAAGATAGTGGAGAGAGTTTAGAATATTACGCAAATGTTCTTGATAGCAAAGGATATATCTACGACACGCATTATTTACCCCATGATGCAAGTGTAAGAGAGATTGGAACAGGTAAATCAAGAATAGAGATTGCACAATCTTTGGGTTTAGTCACCAGTATCGTACCAAAGATGAGTATAGAAGATGGAATCAACGCTGTACGAATGACACTTGGCAGATGTTGGTTTGATTATGAAAACACAAAAGAAGGTTTAGACGCTTTGAGGCAGTACCGATGGGCGATGAACGATAAAGGTGAACCAAAAAATAGACCAGAACACAACTGGACATCGCATAGTGCAGATGCTTTCAGATATTTATGTGTTGGTTTACAAGAAACAAAAAACTGGGGAACAAAAATTAATTATCCAAGACTAGGTATTGTATGAAATTAACAAAAGATAGATTATTGTCACTTATATCACAGGAGATTACTAACTCTATGGGATACTATGGTGGTGATCTAACAGAACAAAGACGAAATGCTCTTAAGTTTTACTTAGGAGAACCTTTAGGGAACGAACAAGAAGGTCAATCTCAAGTAAGATCGCAAGATATGTTAGAGATTGTTGAGTCTATTCTTCCTAGCATGATGAGAATTTTCACGCAGGGCGAAAGTATTGTAAGATTTCAACCACAAAATGCAGACGATGTAGAATATTCTGAACAAGCAAGTGATTACATCAACCACATATTCAATGTAGATAACAATGGTTACTCTATTTTGCATACAATGTTCAAAGATGCTCTTATTTCTAAGAACGGATTTGTAAAATATTATTGGAAAACATCAAAAGAACAAGCCAAAGAGTCTTATGAGAACCTTACAGAAGCAGAATACCAAGCACTTCTCATTGATCCAGAGGTAGAAATAGTAGAAGTAGACGAAGGTGCTACAGATATAGACCTAGATAACATGGAAGTAAGTGAAAACACTTACAATGTTACTGTAAAAAGAGTCAAAGACTACGGAAGAATAGTCATAGAGAACGTACCACCAGAAAGTATGCTTGTTTCTAAGACAGCTACAAGCCTGGATGATTGTAATTTTATTGGTCAAAGAGTTTTTAAAACAAGATCAGAGCTTATTAACATGGGTTTTGATAAAAAAATTATTGATAAACTGCCTCCGGCAGATGAAGATGTCTATAATACGGAAGCTGTAACAAGAAGATCGTATGATGACCAAACAACACCGCAAGATTATCAAAATATTGATCCTGCACTAACAGTTGTAAGCGTAACTGAGTGTTATATGCGATGTGATTTTGATAATGATGGTATTGCAGAGCTTAGACACATCGTAGTAGGTGGTAGTGGCCTTAATTCTTATCATTTATTAGAAAATGAAGAGATAGAACAGATACCATTTGCGATGGTAACGCCAATTCCAATGCCACATCGTTTCTTTGGTTTATCCATGTACGATTTAGTGGGTGATATACAAGAAATTAAGACAACTTTATTTAGACAAATACTCAACAATGCATATTTACAAAACAACGCAAGAACAGTTGTAGTAGATGGCCAAGCAAACATTGATGATATACTCCAAAGCAGAGCCGGTGGTATTGTAAGAGTAAAATCACCTAATGCAGTAACGCCTATGGCTACGCCAAACTTCATGCAAGAGGGTTTAGCGATGATTGAGAAGGTAGATTCTGTTAGAGAACAAAGATCTGGCGTATCAAAAGTTCAAATGGGTATGGATGCCGATGCAATAAACAAATCGCATACTACTGCAACATCAACTAATGTGATGATGAACGCTTCTACACAGCGAATAGAATTAATCGCAAGAAATTTTAGTGAAGGCGTTAAAAGAATGTTTCAAGGTATACTAACTTTAGTATGTAAGCACCAAGATCAAGAAAGAATTATTAATTTACGAGGTAAATTTATACCAATGAACCCTAGAGAATGGGTAAACAGATACAATGCAACTGTTCAAGTAGGTTTAGGTACTGGATCACAAGATCAACGACTAGAAGTTCTAGGTAGAGTTCTTGCAGTACAAGAAAAACTTATTGGAGCAGGTGGACTTGGAATTGTAGATCCTCAAAAGATATATAACACTTTAGAAAAGTATTTGGAAAACGCAGGATACAAAGATGCAAGTCAATTTTTTAATAACCCATCTATTAATCCTCCAAGACCAAAAGCTCCTAGAGGACCAGATCCAACTTTAGCATTAGCTCAACAAGAACTGTTAAATAGAAGAGCAAAAGATCAAGCTGAACTACAACTCAAAGCAAGAAAACAACAAACAGATGAGATTGCTAAAGCAGAAGAGTTAAATTTAAAACAACAAAAACTCGCTAGTGACATTATTGAGAAAGAACAAGGCAAACAACTTGATAAAGAAAAACTAGCATCACAAATTTTAAAACAAGGAATACAATAAATGGCATACACACCTTTCTTTCAAGGAACAGAAGCACAAAAAGTAATAGATTCTTTTTTAGGTTCTGGTGTTACTGCTACAACTCCTATGCAACCAATGGATATGAACGCACAAGGGGTATTTCGTAATCCTTATTTGCCAGAGGGTTTTTATCCAAATGATACAGCTATCTTTCCAGATCCAATTTATACGCCTCCAGTAACAGATGATGAAAGCATACCAAGATGTCCACCAGGATATGTGTATGATGAAATACTAAAACAATGTGTATTTGTGGGTGATAGTGATGAAGAACAAACAACCGGTGGCGATGATGATGAAAACATAGATACTCGTACTGAAAGCCAAAAGATGTATGATGAAATGAAGAGGGATGTAACAGATCCTTTTGGAGCAAACAGATTTTTAGATAAATATGAAGATGGTGTAGATGAATTTGGTAATCCAGTATTCAAATTTGATCCAAAAGCAGGTGTATTTCCATTTTTTGGTATACCTTTTATTGATAGTCTTACAGGTGGACCACAAAGACGAGAAGATAGATTCAATACTGCAATAAATACAATAATGGATCAAACTAAATCAAGATTTTACAATAACAACCCTTTTGCATTTGGTAGACAAAGTGGTGATTACTTTACAATGTTTAATCCAGAAAATTATTTAAAACAAGTTGGTGATCAAAAAGTATTGGGTAGTAATCAAGGAGCTACTGTAAATGAATTATTAGGTAGTATTGGTCAAGGAACACAAGGAAGTGGACAAGATTATCAAGCACCTACTGTTTATGAAACACAAGTAGTACAAGGAGGTTTAGATAGACAAGTGCCTATTAGTCAGACAGCACCTTTTATAACTAATCAACCACAACCAGAACCAATAACTAATGTAGCTGTAGGTAAAGCAGGTGGTGGCAGAGTACAAGGATTTAATGTAGGTGGTATGCCTGAACAAAATCAAACGGGTGATAGATTAGAAGAAGAAACTATTATGGCTTTGATGGGCAAACATCCTAACCCTAAAGAAGTTTTTAATAGATATTTAGAAGCTTATGGTGAGGATGGATTATTAGCATTAGCTGCTGAAGTAGAAAAAATGATGTCATCAGAAGG